CTAATAGCAGTATAGCAGTTAATGGTAGTGGTCAAATTACGGGTATTGGTACGGGGGATAGTACTACAGTAGCTAATAGCCAAATTACTATTAGCAGTGGAGCTATTCAAGGTATTGGAACAGGTGCTGGTACAACAGTTGCTAATAGCAGTATAGCAGTTAATGCTAGTGGACAAATTACTGGTATTGGTACTGGTAATAGTACTACAGTTGCTAATAATCAGATCACTATTAGTGGCGGAGCTATTCAAGGTATTGGGACAGGTGCTGGTACTGCCGTTGCTAATAATCAAATAACTCTTAGTAGCACAGGTGCTTTAAGTGGTGCAGGCGGCGGTCAAATAACCACCCTAACAGCCTCTGATACCCGAAACACTAATCAAGCACCCAGCTGGTACTCCATGGGAGTAACTGAAGAGTTTAAGACAAGAACCGCAATCGGTGCACCTGGTATATCCACATATGGTATACTGCGTACTGAAAAACCCTGGACAGATGCTAGCGGCGGCGCGGTTATTCAAACCTTTAAAACACAAGAAGCAGAATATAAGCGTACCAGTGTTAGTGGTAATCATAGTCAGTGGAATGCCTGGACACCGAAAATAGATCAAAAAATAGATGCTGATAATATAGAACGATTTATGGCACCCGATTCCATTGGTTCTACTTATATCGGTACTGATTTGCAATCTACAAACTATGTTGCAAACAGCACGGGCTGGAAAATAAACAAAAATACAGGTACTGCTGAATTTTCAAATGTTTTAGTTCGTGGCACAGTATACGCAAATGATGGCTTTTTTAAAGGTAATATAACTGGTGCAACCGGCACTTTTGAAGGTGCTATTAAAGCTGGATCTCTTAATTTTGATGAAGCAAGCGGTAGTACTACACGATATTATGCTAACGCATCTATAACTGTACCTACAGGCATGACTAATCTTAAAGCTACTTTAGTAGGTGGCGGAGGAGGTGGTGCTTCAGGAACTAATGGTGCAGGTGGTGGTGGAGGTGGCGGTACTAGAACTGTTAATATTGCAGTAGTACCGGGGCAAATAGTAACGCTTGTTGTAGGTAGTGGCGGTGCCGTAGGAGCTAATGGCAGCGCAACCACACTTACTTATGGCAGTACATATACAGCTGGGGGTGGTAGTGCTGGTAGTGGATTGTCTGGAGGTGCCGGTGGTACCGGAACAACCTCCGGTTTTGCTGGAAGTAACGGTTCTGCACAAGTAACCGGTACTGATGCCTACAACAATACTTATCTAGTTAGCCCTTCTGTTTATGGTGCTGGAGGTAATTCGGGCGATAATTGGGGTGCTGGAGGTCAATCAGGTACAGGAAATAGTAGTACTAGTAATGGTGCTGGTACAGCCGGTGGTTTATACGGTGGTGGTGGTGGCGGAAATGCTGCAGGTGCCGCCGGATTTGCAATTATTGAGTTTGTAAGTGCTGGCGTTAGAATTACAACTCTAGCTAATGGAACTGGTACTAAAACAATTCCTGTAAATACCATTATTGATGGAACTGCAAAAGCTTGGGTTAACTTTAACGGTACAGGTACCGCCGCGACATCTACAATTCGTGGCAGCTTTAACGTATCAACTGTCACAGATCATGGAACAGGAGATTATACCATTAACTTTACAACTGCACTAGCTGATGCAAATTACGCAATTACTGGAACCTGCAATGCTAGAGCAAACCATCCAGTGAGGAGTGTGTCCATGAAAGAATCCACTACTCCAACTGCTTCATCAGTTCGTGTAACCACAGGTTCAACAGGTGGCTCAGGTATTGTTGGTATTCAAGAAGATTGCGAGTACGTCAATGTTGCTATCTTCCGATAATAAGGCAAAGGCCAACACCTGAGATATAATATTTCACCGTTTATAATAACCTTAATATTTTTAGATAAAATTATGGAAGAAAAACGTATTATATATCCTAGACCTGACGGAGGGGTGGATATAGTCATTCCAGTACCTACATCTGGAATGACTATAGAACAAATAGTAGCAAAAGTAGTACCAGTAGATACTCCATATAAAATAGTCGACGTTAGTGATATTCCTGAAGACAGAACTTTTCGTAATGCATGGGAGTATACACCTTGATCACAATTAATTTGTCAAAAGCAAAAAATATTGCTCATGAAATTCGCAGACAAAAAAGATCAGAAGAATTTGCTCCGCTAGATATTCAAGCTACAATTCCTGCCTATGCCGCTCAAGCCGAAGCGGCTAGGCAAGAAATTCGTGATCGATATGCTCAAATGCAGATAAACATAGATGCAGCAAATACTCCTGAACAATTAAAACAATTAATATCATGAAGTACTTAATTTTACAAAAAACTTTTACGGATGGCAGAACACTAAGCTATCATAAAGTATATGAATTAAATGTGTTGCCAGATAATTATGAAGTTAAGCTTGCTTCATATTATAATTTAAACAATTTAATGAATTCTGGTAAGCCTGATTTTATCTCTAGTATTTCACTGCCCAAAACTTCTGATACAGATACTTTATTAGAACAAATTGTATTATTACCGGATTGGCAGGGTGGAGACTTTGTAGATTTATCAAAACCACAACCACTACCAGAAGATGTTTGATATACCTTTACAAAGATTATTGGGCCAAGTTCCAGAAACTTGGCCCGATCTAGAAACTTTTGTTAGTTGGTATATAAATACTCAAATTCCTTTTCTTGTACCTAATGGCTGTGGCAGCGTAGTAACTGATGATGCAACCGCAATTTCTATATTTAGAAAAGAGCCCTATCAGGTAGAGTTTTATATAATTCATCCAAGGGTAAACATAAAGCTGCATTCTCATCCTGACGTAGAAACTTTTACAGTTATGTTGGGTGGAGAAAAAACAGCAACTACTGGAGATTTTGGTACTTCTAATACCTTTAATAGAACTACTGTACCAAAAGTGCCTTATGGCCAAAAACACGGAAAATTTACTGATAGTGGTTTTTCTGGGGAAGGTTTTGCTATGCTTAGTTTTCAGAAATGGAGGGATGGTGTACCCATAACTTCAGCTGCTTTAAATTGGAAAGGACCCTCAGCCGGACCAATTCACGACAAGTTACTGGGTAGATAAATATGCCAAATTTACGAATAGTACACACCAACATAGCAGATACAGCCACAGTCACTGCCAGTACAACTGCTGGCAGTTATGTAGCAGCAAACTTGCAAACTGATCTTAAAAGTCAGTTTCATCGCAGTACTGGTACATCGGTTACTTATACCCTAAGTTGGGCAAGTACTCAAACTGTACAGTGCGTAGCACTGCCATGTACCAACTTAACCGCCACAGCAACTATACAAGTACAACTGTATAGTGACCAAGCAGCTACCACACTTATTAGTGGCACTGATACTGGTGCCGTTGTAGCAGCAGCATCAACTCAAATTGCACAGTTCGCCAACCCAAATGGCAATCTTTTTGCGTATGGTTGTGTTACAAAAACAGTGCATTGGTATGCCGCAAGTTATTCCGCAGTACGTGCAGTTAAAATTACACTTGTGGACACTAATAATCCTGTAGGCTATATTGACTGCGCTAGAATTGTTTGTGGCAGTTTTTGGCAGCCTACATATAATGCCAGCAAAGAAGGATTAGTTGTGTCTGTCACCGACACAACTACAACCACTCGTAACGATGCTGGCGACTTAATAAGCGAGCAAGGTTTTGTGTATGATCAAGTACAATTAAACTTAGACTTGTTAACAGATAGTGACCGTGATACACTGTTAGGCATTATACGTCGTCGTGGTGTTGCACAAAATGTCCTGCTAAGCGTATTTCCTGATAATCGTACCAGTACTGAGTTTGCTTACTTAGTATACGGTAAGCGCAGTAATAGCAGTATTAATTATGTATTGCCAGGTTTTAACAGTCACTCAATTGAAATTACTGGTTGGTAAATTAATGCTAAGTTTAAAAAACACCTGTCCCACAAGGGCAGGTGTTTTTTTGTGTTGACCCTCAACTGCCTTTATGGTATAATAAAGCAAATACGTGGATAAGTGTCTTCCACAAATAACCCGTTATTTAAGCTGGGAGATTGCAGTGAGCCTTAAATTTTTCCCAGAGCCTGATGTTAAAACGTTTATTGTTAACCAACAAACACAGCACTATGCCGGTCTACTAGCCACTACTGCGTTACTACTAAGCATTGGGTTTTTAATAGGTGCTCCTACAGAACGTCACAACTATCAAGCTCTTTATTCCATTATGCCTAGCACTGGCTGGGCTTTTTGTTTTTTTGTGTATTCGGCCTGTAAGTTTGCACAAGCAACAAAATTATTTACACCATTATTTGATATTGCAGCCAGCTTAGTTTTAGGCATCTGGCTTTGGAGTGCAATATTTGTAAGTTCTGTTGTATTAGACCCAACTGCTATGGCACCTATGGAACTAGTAATAGTAACACCGCTTTTAATTGAAAGCTACCAACTAGCACTAGATATATCCAGGTACAGGGCGGCCAAATTGTTAGAGGATCAACATGAGCAATAATGCATTTGATTTTGCACAACTTGCTGCGGGTGCTGCTGCTGGTTTAATTGCTGTTGCTGTTTTTGCACAAAAGTTTTTAAATACTTGGCAAAGCAATAAGGCAGAAAATAGCGTTATAAACCTTATGCACACTGAACTAGAGCGCATGAGCGAACAAAACAGTCACCTTAGTGAAGAATTAGGTAAATTGCAAGCAGAAGTAATTAAGTTAAACAGACAGTTGCGAGAGTTAACGCTGGAAAACCAAAAATTACATGCTGAAGTAGCTGCACTTAATTCAGAACTTGCAGGGTTGCATACTACACTAAGAAGGGACACCTAATATGGCAGCTCCAGCAAAAGTTAACTTTAAAGTATATCAAGGCAGCACTTTTCGTGAAGTATTTCGTTGGGAAAGTGCATTAAAAACTTACTTACCAATTACCGGCATCACAAAAGCTGCACCAGCAGTTGTTAGTTGTACAGGCACATTACCACCAGTTGGTTGGCGTGCCAAAGTAACTGGTGTGTTAGGCATGAAAGAAATTAACAGCGATGAGTATCGTGTAGTAACTGATACCGGTTCGGGCACAGTTACTTTTAATTCAATTAATGCCAGTGGCTATAATACATATACCAGTGGTGGTATACTAGAATACAATACTCCTATTGACCTAGCTAACTATACTGGCCGATTACAAATTCGTCCTAGCGTTGCAAGCAGCACTACAATATTAGAACTTACTTCACAAAATGGTGGCATTGTAATTGACAATGTGTTAAAAACTATCACAGTATTAATGACTGCACAACAAACACAAGCATTGTCATTTAGCGCAGCTGTATACAGCTTAGAACTTGTGGTTGGGACTGAAGTAACAACGTTCAGCAGCGGTAATGTAAGCTTAGTACAGGAGGTAACACGATGACAACTGAAACTGTTGTTGTAAGTTCCATACAAACGGTTACTAGTACTAGTAGTGAGACTTTAACAGTTGTACAAGAACAAACAAATCCTGTGATTGTAGTTGGCGGGATTATGGGGCCACCAGGACCAAGTAGTAATGTTAGTGGTAGCAGTGATGTAGATATCACTGGTTTACAAGATGGCAGCATGTTGGTATATAATGCAGCAAGCAGTAAATGGCAAGCTACTACGCTACTTGAAAAACAAGTAATAAATGCTGGATTTTTCTAAGGAATTATAAATGAGTTCAGTTTTAAAGATAAAAAGATCTAGCGGCTCTGCATCGCCCGGCGCACTTGGTCAAGGTGAGTTAGCATACAGTTGGGATGAGTCTGGCAGTTTTGCACTAGGTAAATTGTGGATCGGTACTGGCAATGAAACATTAGGCGCTGCTGCTAATATACATGTAATTGGCGGTAAGTATTTTACTGACATGTTAGACCATACTCGTGGTGTATTAACTGCCAGTAGTGCACTAACAGTTGATAGTAACAGCAAACTAGACCAACTAAAAGTTGACAACTTAGATTTTAATGGCAATACTATTAGTGCAACCGATGCTAACGGTAGTATTACACTAACACCATTAGGTACAGGTTCGGTTAACGTAAGTGGTTTTAAAATTACCAGTGTTGCTGATCCTGTTAGCGATACTGATGCTGCCAATAAGCGTTATGTAGATAGTGCTCGTAGTGGTCTAGACGTAAAACAAAGTGTACGTGCTGCTACAACTGCAAATATTACGCTAAGTGGTACACAAACCATTGATGGTGTTGCACTAATAGCTGGTGATCGTGTACTAGTAAAAGATCAAACTAACGCAACAGAAAACGGTATTTATGATGTAGCTAGTGGTGCTTGGGCACGTAGTAGTGATGCTGATAATAGCCCTGGTTCAGAAGTTACTAGTGGCATGTTTACTTTTGTGGAAAATGGTACAGCAAACGATAACATTGGTTACGTACTTACTACCACAAACCCAATTACACTTGGATCAACCAACTTAACATTTACTGCTTTTAGTAGTGCTGGTGCAATTACTGCTGGTTTAGGCCTAACAAAAACTGGTGATACATTAGACGTTAATGTTGGTGGTGGCATTGAAATTGTTAGCGATACGGTACAATTAGCAAGCTCAGTTGCTGGTGCGGGTTTAACATTAAGTACTGGAGTTCTTGCGGTTGGTGCTGGTACAGGTATTACAGTTGGTGCTGATACAGTTGGTTTAACTGGTCAAGCTCTTAGCTTACACAACCAAACTACTGCTGGATTCTTTGTTCGTACTAGTGGTGCTAGTATTACAGCCCGCTCAATTGCTACAAGCGGTACTGGTATTAGTGTTGCTGATGGTGATGGCAGTGCTGCTAATCCCACACTTTCGCTTAGTGCTGCATTAAGCACAGTTGGCGGTTTAACTCCCACAGCCGATAGTTTTGCTTACTACACTGGTGCTAGTACTGCTAGTTTAGCAACCGTTACTAGTTTTGCTAGGTCCATCTTAGATGATGTAGATGCTAGTGCTGTTAGAACAACTCTAGGATTAGGTACACTAAGCACACAAAACTCAAACAATGTAACAATTACAGGTGGTTCTATAACCAACCTTACAACACTTGATGGTGTTACGCTAGATGGTGGCACTTACTAATTAGCGGCCTTTTTAGGAACAACTATGGCATCAAAATTAATTCTAAAAAAATCGTCTGTGCTAGGAAAAACTCCACTAGTTACAGACTTAGAGTATGGAGAGCTTGCTCTTAATTATGCTGATGGCAAGTTGTTTTATAAAACTTCAAGCAATAGTATTGCTAACTTTTCTGTTGGTGGTGGTGGTGGTGGCGGTGGCGGTTTTGCACTTACTGCCAATCAGTTTACTGGCGACGGTACTCAGACTGATTTTACACTAAGTGCAGCACCAAGCAGTATTGCTTATACAGTAGTAACTGTTGGGGGTGTTGCACAAACTCGTGGTAGTGCTTATACAGTTAGTGGAACTACCCTAACCTTTACCGATCCGCCTGCTGTTGGTGATGAAATCGAAGTACTAACAATTGCTAGTGCTACTATTGCACAGGGTGTACCTGTTGGTGGTGCCGCTAATAGTGTGCTAGTAAAACAAAGCGCAACAGATTATGATACTGCTTGGTCTAATCAATTAACAGTTAGCAGTATTAGTTATAGTAATCAAATTACTTCAACAGCTGCAACAGGTACAGCACCATTTGTAGTCACTAGTACTACTCGTGTAGCCAATTTAAACGTTGCTACAGCAGGCACAGCAGACAGTGTAGCTTGGACAGGCATTACTGGCAAACCTACTTTTGCCACAGTAGCTACTAGTGGTAGTTACAGTGACTTAAGTGGCACTCCTACTCTTGCCACAGTAGCTACTACTGGTAGTTACAGTGACTTAAGTGGCACTCCTACTCTTGCCACAGTAGCTACTACTGGTAATTACAGTGACCTGAGTGGTACTCCAGATATTGCAACACAAATATCTAGTGCTATAACTACACACGAAAGTGCAGTTGATCCACATACTCAGTATCAAACAAGTAGTGAAACACTGGTAACAGTAGCAACAGCCACTGGCGATATACATGGTATTGTAGACCGCACACAGTCCACTATTAGTTTTAATGAGACTACTCGTGAGTTTTCAGTAGCACCTGTTAGTGGTAGTTGGACTTATTATCATACAGGCACACTAAATACCGTTAGTACTACTAAAACCCTAACTCTTACAGATACAAGCGGTGCAAAGTTTGTTTATATTGATGCTAGTGGTAATTTAAATGAGCATGCTATACCTGATTTTGCTGCAAATGTTTATCTTGCTTATGTTTACTGGAACAGCACAACTGGTCGCGCAGCTATTGTAGGTGATGAGCGACATGGCTCAAAGCGAGATACTACCTGGCACTCAGCCCAACATCAAAATGTTGGCACAGTGTGGAGAAGTGGTGGTGATTTAAGTTATACACTAAATAGCGACAGTGCAGTAAATATAGGTGTTGGTACACCAGTTAATATAGCTGATGAAGATTTACTGCATTCAATAACCCACAGCGCGACACCAAGCAGCAATTTTCAACAAATACTTACTGGCAGCGCATCACTAGAAGTAATTTATTTAACTGGTACTGCATATACTACTACCACAACCAATACGCTACCTTGGATGCATACTGGCAATGTTGCACAGTATAATTTAATTAATACAGGTAGTGGCTCTCTTGCAACAGCAACAGAAGGCAAGTATATTACTTACTGGCTATTGGCAACCAATGATTTACGTGCTGGACGCGGGCCAATTAAACTGGTATTAGGTCGACAATTAAACAACACAGTTGACGAAGCATACGCAGAAAGTTTTACTGAGTATGGTTTAAGTTTTGCAGAACAAGTATTTATGTACCAAATTGTGGTACAGTACAGTAGTAGTTATACCAATAATGCAGCCAGGATTCGTTTAGCTGGCATTAGAAAAATATTGGCCAAACTAGCAACAACCAGTGTGGCAGCTGCACCTGCTGCTTCACACAATGCACTAACAGGTCGCAGCGAACAAGATGCACACCCTATTAGTGCCATAACAAACTTACAAACTTCTTTGGACGCCAAACAAGACACACTAGTAAGTAATACAAATATTAAAACCGTTAATAGTACAAGCTTATTGGGTAGTGGTGACGTTGCAGTACAACCAACACTAGTAAGCGGTACAAATATTAAAACTGTTAACAGTACAAGTTTATTGGGTAGTGGTGACGTTGCAGTACAACCAACACTAGTAAGCGGTACGTCAATTAAAACTGTTAACAGTACAAGTTTATTGGGTAGTGGTGATGTTGCAGTACAGTCCACACTAGTAAGCGGTACAAATATTAAAACCATAAACAGTACAAGTTTATTGGGTAGTGGCAATATTGCAATTCCTGCATATACTGGGCCAGCAATAACAGTAGGAACTACAGCACCCGTATCACCTGCAGTTGGTGATTTATGGGTAGATACAAACTAATATGAAAACATACCAATTTCCACAAGAATACCTTTCGCCGGTTATACAACATGTTGCTAGTTATGGTATAAAAGTATTATCAATGCAGCCAAATAATGGCAATTACGTTATGCAGTTAGAAGCCGCAGAACTGCCGCCTGGTGAATACGAGCATCTTAATCAAGAGTACCAATTAGAGGAAACAGTATGATTTACAGTCCTTTTGGTCCTGATTTTCAATGGCAGTTTAGTAATGTAGCAACAACTAGATTAGTTGCTGGGTGGGGTACTTCGCATACAGCCGGTGTAGCACCAGCTTTTAGTACTTATAGTACTTTAGTTACAGCCGCAAACGTACTCAGTGATGTTTATTTAGTTGAGTTAATTTTTAGCAATGCTTTTTTAGCAGCAACTACTCGTAACTTACTAGTTAATATTGGAATTGATAATGCAGGTGGTACAAACTTTGTAACAAAAATTCCTAACTTAATTGCAGGTCACGCTGGTAGTATGATTGTTGGTGGTGGAATTAGTTATGTATTTCCGCTATATATACCTTCAGGTTCAAGTATTGGTATTCAAGCTAGTGGTAATACTGGTTTTACTTTTAATACCGCTATTAAAATATATGGACAACCTCGTAGACCAGATGCTATTCGTGTAGGCAGCTATGTAACCAGTTTTGGTGTAACAGCTGCAACCGCAACTGGCACTGCTATTACACTTGGTACAACTGCTCGTGGTACCTATACTCAAGTAGGTGCTACAACAACTAGACCACATTGGTGGTGGCAAATGGGCTATACTTTTATTGATACTGGTGTAACTGCTGGAAGCGTAGCTTTTGACATGGCGGCAGGCAGTTCAACCACAGCTAATAAACAGTTAATGCAAAACGTCTTGTACTTTCAAGATGCTACCGAACGTATAAATAATCAGCCACCTTTTGGTAATTTTTATAACAATGTAGCTGTTGGCGAAAATGTTTATATTCGTGGCCAAGGTAGTGGTAATGCAGAAACTAGTACCAGTGTAGCCGCTTATGGATTAGGAGGATAAATGGCTATTCAAGAAGCATTTAGTGGTTCGGCTACTATTGGTGTAACGGAGACATCCTTAGTAAGCGGCACTACTACACTACAAAATAACACAACAGACGGCATTTATCAAATTTGGGTTGACTTTTCCAACATGCTGGCTGGTGACGAATATGAAATTGATATTAAAGAAAAAGTAACCAGTGCAGGTACACAAAGATCAATATTTACTAGTTATCTAGAAGGTCGTCAAGGCTCGCCGTTTGTAACACCCACACTAATCTTTTTACATGGCTGGGATGTTACAGTTACCAAGATCTCAGGCACAGATCGCGTAATTACGTGGTCAATTCGTCAGGTAGCATAACATGACGTGGGCATTTCAACCACTACTACCTGGCGGTGCACAAATACAAAGTGGTGGAGTTCAACCTCCAACTAACGAAGGTTATGTTAAGTACTGGACAGGCTCACAGTGGTCTATTAAACCAGTTAAATATTGGTCAGGATCTCAGTGGGTACTAAAGCCCGTAAAAACCTGGACTGGCACTGTGTGGCAAATTACAACACCTACATAGGACACTTAAATGGCACTTACTAAAGTTCCTACAAATTTAATACAAACTAGAACTGTAACGGTTAGTACTGGTGCCACTATTACTCCTACAAGCGCCACTGCTGATGTGTACGAAGTTACAGCACTAGATACTGCTACTAGTATTGCAGCACCTAGTGGCGCGCCCGATAATAATCAACGGTTATTGTTAAAAATTAGAGACAATGGCACTGCTAGAGCACTGACTTGGGATGCAGTATATCGTGTAGTTGAAGTTACACTTCCCACAACAACAACAATCAATAAAACGCTTTATGTTGGTTGTATTTATAACACCACAGACAGTAAATGGGATGTACTGGCTGTAGGACAAACTTGAGGCACGTATGAGTTTACAACAAGAATTGCAAACAGACCCTCTTGCTCGTGGATATGCACAATTTGTGCCACAAGCTCCAGGAATTTTAGTAGAAATGCTAAATGCGCCAGTTTACACAAAACACAAAACACGTTTTGTTACAGCACGTACTGTACTGGCAGAAGTTGCTAATGGTGCCGAAGTCTTAGACAAACTAGAAACTGCTGCACAAACTAATAGTGCTGTCAAGTGGGCCATGCGATTTATTACTAGTGACGGCATTGACATTGGTTATCCAGTTACACAACAGTTATTAGACAGTTTGGTTGGCAGTGTGCTAACTCAAGCCGAGTCGGACAGTTTAAAAAACTTAGCACTGCAACCTGCTAGTCGTGCAGAAGTATTGGGTTTTGCATCTGTCACAGAAGAACAAGTTCGTAATGCATTAGGATTATAATATGGCAACTATTAAAAGTGATGTACAATCGCCAGTTAGTTTAACAGTGACCGGATTAAGTACTCTTGCATCAGCAACTTATGTGGCTTCAAATACATTATCCCACTCAATTAATGATCCACTTGACGTACTAATTGATGTAGCAATTGCAACTACTAATACACCTGCTGGTAATAAACAAGTGGTAATTTTTGCTAAAGCTAGTTTAGACGGCTCTAACTTTGGCAGCGGTCCTGAAAGTGGCACAACCACAACAGACGAACCAGACTTGCACTATGTGGGCAGTTTACCCATGAATACCGCAACTACCACACATCGCAAAGTGTTTAGTTTAGCAGCTGCATATGGTGGAGTATTACCAGCCTCCACAAAACTAGTATTTAAAAATGATTTAGGTGTAGCATTAACCAGCGCCAGTGTACAAACAAGTGAGGTTTGGGGCACTGCTGTATAAATTGTGAGCAATTATGCCAGAAACTATACAACGAGCCCCACTTATTCGTATTACACCAAATACTACTAACTTGACTGATTTTCCGCAAGTTAATAGTACTCATCCAATAGCCAGAGATTTGTATAATATAATAGTGTTTAGTCGTCGTAACACTTATATTGCTACCAGTATTAGTAATGACAACTCTCAAATTACTGATCATAATGTAGATAATGCAGGTAGTTGGCCTAATGTTAGAAAAACTTTTGATTCTAAGTATGGTGCTGTTATTACTGCGTCAATAAGTAGTTTTGGTGCAATTAATAATATTAATACATTTAAAACATTTTCAAATGCAAAAGGAGCCACACTTTTAACTGTTGAAAAGTATAAACCAACAACCACAGTTTTAGCTGCTGACCCTATTTTTAGAACCGGTGATAATTTTAATGCTGGTATTGCTATTGAGCACCAAAGCACTGGTACTGAACAACAACTAAGAACTCGAGCAGTTAAAGAAATTGGTGGTACAGTTTATTCGCCATGGGTAACAGTACCAACTGATACAACATTAGTTATTACAATGACTGTAGAAGTAGGTGTTGGTGAAAAATTGTATGTTAATGGCGTATTAGTAGCTGAACAAACTGCTAACGTAGGAAATTATGCGCAATATTTTATTAATACTAATTTAGTAGGAAAATACGTAAAAGCTAGATTTGGTACTACCGATGGCCCTGCAGCAACTAATTACTTTGCAGCAGTTTGGGGCAGACCACTACGTGAAATTGAAGTAAGAGAAATCAGTAACAATCCACTGCAACTGTTACGCCCACAAAAACGCATACAGTACTTAACTACAGAAACTCCAACGCCTCAACCATTAATTGGTGGCCGATACTTAAAAACCAGAACAACTCAGCCACAAGCAGCTGGAAAATTTAGCGGTTCAAATCCTGTTGCTAGAAAAACCACTTTTTTATGGACTGCTAGTAATCGCGGCTATGATTACGCTCAAACATTAACAAATGGTGGAAGTGTTAATCCACAGGTGGTTACTACAAAAAGCACTAATCTTGGCAGAGCATTATACGCCACTACAACAGGTGCTATTGAGTGGGAGTTTAGAGAACAAACTCAGTATACTCAAACAAGTGGCAATTTACGAAAAGGTAATGTTTGGACACAAGGTGTTGTATTTCGTAGAAATGCAGCTTTTGCCAATACCGATATGTATATGGTAACTAATGAGGGTGCTTGGAATCATAAAATTGGCATAGATGTAAATGGATTTGTAACCGCAAAAGTTCCTGGCGTAAATAATCCTCAAATTTCATCAGATCAAAGTTACGCACTAAATGAATGGATTTATGCAGTACTAGTTCATAAACAGGGAGATACCAGATTATATGTAAATGGTCAAGAACAAACACAAAAGCTTACGGGTGATTTTTATACTGCTGGATTAGGCTATATAGTTTTTGGCCCAAGTGGTGTTGATATATTAACAAGTTTTGTTAGTGATCGTGAGTGGACACTATCGGATATTCGTTCTTGGACTACTAACCCATGGCAATTGTTTCAACCTGAACAACATAACTTTTATACTGTACTACCCAGTGGTGTTATTGTACCACGCAACCGATTCTTATTTTTCTTTAACTAAAACATGATACTAGAAACTGTACTTAGTGGATTAGCTGGTGGCTTACTGCGATTAGCACCAGAAGTTTTACGTTGGCTTGACCGTCGAGGCGAACGTGAGCATGAACTAAAGCGCATGCAACAAGAAATGGATTTTGCTAAACTAAAAGCAGATGTTCAAATGCACGAAAGCAATAATCAATTATCGGTTGCTGAACTAAGTGCTATGAGTTCGGCTTTTGCAGAGCAAGCCGAAACAGCTAAAGCAGCAGGCAAACTAGTAGCGGCACTTAGTGCACTAGTAAGACCTATGATTACTTACTACTTTGCTGCTTTTTACGGCTTAGTAAAACTAGCCATTTATACCATGAGCGTTAGTCAAGGTGCTGAGTGGAATTTAGCTGCCACACAACTGTGGGGTCAAGAAGATATGACATTGTTTGTTATGATCCTAAGCTTTTGGTTTGTAGGCAGAGTATATGAGCGACACAATAGGTAAAGCATTACAAACTGCTGCTAGCTTATGCAGGCATTTTGAAGGATTTCGGTCAAAACCTTATATTTGTCCTGCAGGTTACCCTACTATTGGTTATGGTACTGTGTATAAACCAGATGGTTCGCGCGTTACCATGCAACATGAGCCTGTCTCGCGTGAACTAGCGGATCTTTGGTTACTGCATACACTAAAAACCGAATATCTTCCTGGCGTATTAAAAGCCAGCCCACAATTAATTACAGAACCAGAAGTATTAGGAGCACTAACAGACTTTGCATATAACTTAGGTGTTCCACGTTATCGTGCGTCAACACTTTGTAAGCGGGTTAATCAAGGTGATTGGCCTGCTGCCCGATATCAACTTAGCCTTTGGGTATACGGTGGTGGTAAAGTATTGCCAGGCTTACAGCGCCGTCGTAGAGTAGAGGCTTCACTACTACCTTAACAATGAAAAATTCTGGAAAGAAAGTTCGTGGTCAAAAAACAGACAATCCAGTAGAGTACGGATTTCGTGATGTAAAACCACTAAACCAAGCACAACAAAATTACTTAGATGCTATTAAAACTAGTGATGTTGTATTTGGTATAGGCAGTGCAGGTACTGGCAAAACCTATGTAGCAGCAAGCTATGCAGCAGGTGAACTGTTTCACCGTCGCATTAAAAAGATTGTGCTGACCAGACCCAATGTAGAAACAGGTCGTGGATTAGGATTTTTACCTGGTGAGCTGGAGGAAAAGTATGCTCCTTATCTTCAGCCTTTTGAACAAGTGTTTATACGCACACTAGGCAAAGGTTTTTATGAGTATGCGCTTCGTACACACGACATTGAGCCAAGACCAATTGGCTTTATGCGTGGCAGCAGTTTTGATAATTGTGTTATCTTAGTTGATGAAGCACAAAACTTAACTAAGGTTGAATTAAAAATGTTGCTTTCACGTATTGGTCGTGATTGTAAAGTAGTATTAAGTGGTGATCCTAAACAAACTGATATTGTGGATTCGGGACTATTAGACGCAGTTACCCGATTAGAACGACTAAATGGTGTATCAGTAGTTAGATTCAGTGATCATGATATCGTACGCAGTGAAATGTGTAAACAAATTATTTTAGCTTATAACGATTGAGAATAACATGGCAAAAACATATAAGCCCACAGCAGGCATGGCTACAGCAGCCAAGCGTGCACTGGCATGGAAAAGTGAAGGTAAACCGGGTGGTACACTTGTAGGATTGGCCCGTGCAAATCAACTAAAAGATCGTGAGCCACTTAGTGAAAGCACTGTGTTGCGCATGTATTCATTTTTTAGTCGTCATGAGCCTGATAAACAAGCAACTGGATTTAATAGCGGAGAAGAAGGCTTTCCTAGTAAAGGTCGCGTAGCTTGGGATCTTTGGGGCGGCGATGGTGGATATAGTTGGAGTCGCGCTAAGCGCGATAAAATTATGCGCGATCGTGAGTCAAAAGCGCTTAAACTAATGCGTATTACAAAAAGCATTGTGCCAGACATGTTGCTAATGGTTGCAGCACAAATGCTGGAAGACTACGCTAATGACAATATTTCGGAAGAACTAGAAGCTTTTGGTCAGTTTATGTACCATGCTCAACTATTACGTAACGGACACTTAGAAGTATACTTATTAGATTTACACTTAGTTGAACAACCTTATCGTGACATATTAGTAACCGTATTTAGCGAACTTGATATTACCGAAGATGTTAGTGACAATGACGAAGTAGATGAAGACGATGAAGGTGTAGAGTAAAAAAAAAAGCCCGGCTAAGTGCCGGGCTTTTTTTATTCTTCTTGCTCTGCTTGAGCAGCAGTGCTTTTTGCAAGGCTTTCTGCTGCAGCAACTTGTTCACGAGCTTGGTCTTGCAACTTTTTTGTTAGTGGGTTACAATACTTAGCCGGAATCTCTTGAAGCGCATTTAAGATTAAGGATGCTTCTTGTTCAGTTAGCGTAAACGTATAGTTCATTTTACTGGGCAAGCACCTGTTAAGCACTCATCGTCTAAGATTTGATCAAAACTGTTAGCATCATCTAGTGTAACAGGTTTTAAATCTTGAACGTAGTTGCGATAGCTTTGCTCATCCACAACTTCTTGTGGTAGATAAAGATAACCTAAATCTTGAGCAGTTTTGGTTGGATCTGTACGATAAATAAAACTTACACCAACATAACAATCCCAGTTATCAAGCAACCAAGAAATAATTGCTGGCACTTCACTAGGATCATAACTAATTGTAACCGACGTGTTTTGCTGAGTCCAGCTGGTTTGAATCAGCTTATATCGTTCTAACTGGTCAATTGCACTTTCTAGGTTAACTTCTTTGCCGTTAACTTTGTCGAAAGGTACTCCTTCCCAAGCAACTGGAAATGTAACCAACACACCGCTATCATCTGTTGGATGATTAAACACACGGTAATTAGCTGCGCGTAGTTTTTCTACTACAGGATCGTATTTTGAAAACTGCACATTGTTGAAAATGTACTTGCCTAGTGGCTTGTGTACGCCTTCTGTGGTATCCATAATCTTGCTTAATGTACCTGATGGCTTAACGCAAGTAATATTTTTGGGTCGAGGCAGCCCAAGTTCATCAGCCATACCAATTGCGGCAGCAGTTGCAGTACGCTTAAGATACTCATAGTCATAACCAGTCATATCAGGACGCTTGGCAATACCTGTTAAACCTACACCACAAAGACGCAAGAAATAGTTATTTAAGTGCCAACTTTCTTGCAGGATTCCGTCTTGCAAATCTACACAGGTTTGACGGTAGTTTGCTCGTGCTGCAAGTCTAATTGCTTCATGCAATCCTGCAGTGTCACCCTTGAACTTGGCGATATCAGTTTCGGTAAGGTTACAGAACGATTTGTTTCCAAGTAAAATTTCCACACATGGGTTGGCACCTTTAAACCAAGGAGCTCTGCGAAGTGCTTCAACTGCATTAATGAATCCTGGTTCACTTCCGCCTGCCTCTTGCATTAAGTTGAAAATATGCTCCAAGTCACTACGCAATGGCTTGGTTTTAAATACCAGTGAGTTGTTTGATTGCTGACGGTGTGCATTGTTATACAGCCACCAGTCTTTTTTAGCAACAGCAAACTCTTCCCACTCAGGCTGATCGTAGTCAAAAAGTGCAATTTCAGCACTACGACGACTAGATAAAATAGTACCCAGCCAGTTAACAATATCTAAAATGTCCATGCGTGTTAGCAAGCTATCAGCACGACCATTAAGAATATTAGCAATTGCTACATATGCAGTTGAGATAGCACTATCACCGCTAGAGATCCAGCCGTAACCTTTTAGTCTTTCACCAGCAGGACGCAGTTGACTAAAATCTAATACTAGTGTATCAGCAGGATACTTACCAGCTAACAGTTTGCCAATTGACTTGGCCCATGCCTCTGCACTATCACCAACTGAAATAGTCCAAGTTTTTGTTTGCGCATCCCAAGTTTCTGTGTTGGTTTGGCAACCGCCCTTATCAGTACGCTGCGATCTTACTACTCGGATATTTTTAATAGGCTTTGAAAAGCCATTTAGTGTACCAACAACTGGCTTAAACCCAACACCACAACCTTGCAACAACAACCACAATACATCTACTACATCATACACAGTTTCTACTTGTGTAAAACTGCAATTAAACTGTGATGCTTCACGGGTTTTAGCAACGTTTGTACCACCAAGCCACAGTGTACGACCACTCATTAAAACTTTACGATCCAACATAAGTTGTTCAAGATCATAAAGCTCTGCATACTCTTTATCATTTAATTCGCGATCAATTGCTCGTTCCCATAACCAAGCCTGATGATCAATAACTCGTGCAACAGTTTCTTGCCAAGTTTCAAATTCTGTACCAGTATCATTTGTAGGTCTGTTATAAGTTCTACGCGTAATAACTTGTGCTCTTGTACTTACTGTCATTTAAGATTCTCCGCTAATTCTTTGTACCCTTTACGAGTAGGGTGTATGCCATCACTGCTTATGTTGTGTGTGCTGCGTGGGACTACTACGTCTCCAAACTCAGCGGCCACTGCAGTAACAGCTTTTAGTTGTTCTGGTTTTAAATTTTCATTTGGCAGTATCCAGTAGACACGATCAGCTACTGCCCTGCTTCTAATTCTTACTAAGTTAACTCTAGTGTTTACTTTATCAGTGTCATTAGCACCAAGACTTATAACTAATACTTTTGCTGGTTTCAGCTGCGTTAAGTTTTTGTTAAGCCATGCTGTGGAATTGATACCTGTGCGTGCTATTACTGCACATTCTTTACGAACTTGGCCGATTCCAACCGCAATGCTGTCACCAATGATTAAACATTCAAGCATGATATTTTTTAGCTGCCAATACGATTTTACAAATATGTTCTAGTCGTTCAATGTGCTCAAAGGCTCGCCAAGGGCTAGTATCTACACTTACTACACCGTGGCCTTTTAGCCCTACAATGTCATAGCTTGTAAAGCCAGTTTTAGTTAATTGTAAGTTTTCTACTGCGCCATCTGCTAGTTGAACACTTTTTTCTTTAACAAAAGGCACTGTAGGGGCAACACGAGTATAGCCACCTAATTCTGGAAACTCTTCTACTAAACTGTTAAGATCAATACCTGCATGCATTGCTGCAATGCAGTATGTAGGATGTAGATGTAACACAACACGAACATCTTTATCATGCTGACCCATTTCACGTTGAAGTGCAAAGTGTAGTGGCAGTTCAGCACTAGGCCGTAAGTTTTCACTAATGTCTGTGTACGGCAAGACTTCGTGACTGTAAAGAAAAGCGGCACTACCAGTGCCGCTTTGTAAATGTTTATGGATTTTGATCTTTTTAAACTGATCAGGCTGAAGTGTTTGCTTTCGGGTACTACTAGGCGAAACGTAAAAGTGATCACGATCATAGTGACGAACACTAATATTACCGTCTCTGCTAGTAATCCAGTTTCGTTTGTACGCTTCAAGCATTACTTCACAAGCGGTTTCTAGCATTTTCATGCTCCTTGTATTTGTCAATAGTTTTTTGTAGTGCTTCAGCGCTTTCTTGAACTTGATTTAGTGCAATCTGAAACTTTATTTCATCAAGTTTGTCACTACGAGGCCAAGGCCAACGATATATTTCTGTATCTTTAAATAGCCAGTAATCTGGATCTAGCCACAGTTTTAGTTTTTTAAACACCTGTGCTTCCAAAGCCACCAGTGCCGCGCTCAGTATCATCCCAAAAATCTTGAAAACTGCACAGCATAACAGGCATAATTACTAGTTGACCAATTTTGGTTTTATACTGTTCGATTTTATACTCATGCTCGCCTAAATTTTCCAGCAACACTTTAATAGTGCCACGATAGTCACTGTCAATAAGTCCAGCCCCTAAACTGGTAATACCGTTTAATCGCTGTGAGCTACGGTTAAGCACAAAGCCACCATAGCCACGAGGAATCTTGATGGCAACACCAGTATCTGCTAGATAACACTCACCAGGACGTACTACATAGTCTGCGACACAAAATAAATCTGCACCTGCGTCTGTTGCATGTGCACGTTTTGGCATACAGCGAGGATCGGTTAGTCGGCAAGAAAGTACGGGTTCATTACGTGCTGTAACAATAAGAGGAGCAGAATAAGTACCACTGCTAAACATATTATAATTTCTCCAATACAGTGTCAATTGTGTGAATGTTTTCAGAACCTAGAGCCTCACTACAGTGAGTCTCTAGATCCATAAGTTTGTAGTTTAGTTGAAGCAGATCGCTGCTTTCATTTAGTGCTTGAATATATTTATGCTTTTTGCCCACAATAGGAAGATTGGCAATAATGTCCCAAGTGCTGCCGTACTCATGTACAAGGGCCACAGCGCGCTTAGGCCCAATGCCTGGAACACCAGCAACGTTATCGCCAGTATCGCCAGTAAGGCACTTAATGCTAATATAATCTTCGGGGCTAAATTCGTAATGTTCATGCCAGTTCTCCTGTGTAACTTCTTTGCGTGTTACATAGCTAAACCGTGAAACATTTGGCTTTACAAGTAAGTCCCAGTCACGATCACTGGAGATTAGCCAAGTATGTTCTACATCTAGTTTAGCACGTTGACTGACAACATAAGCAGCAATATCGTCTGCTTCTACGCCTTGAAAGCGAAGTACAGGATAGTGTTCTGCCAGTGTGTCTAGTGTGTGTTCAAATTCCCGAAAAAACAATTCAAATTCTTGTTTTTCGGCTTCAGTTTGTTGTTCAAACTTATCTTTACGATTTTGTTTGTAGTCAGGGTAAATCTGTTTGCGATAACTGCTGCTTCCACGATCTGCTGCAATGAGTACTTTACCAGCATTATAACTACGGCAAAGACTTTGTACAGTTCGAACGTAATCATCGCAAAACTCTGTTGCATGTTGGTGTTTCCAACGAAATGCTAAGTTTAGTGCGTCAAATACGATTAAGTTGTTTTTGTTTGTTGTGGTATAATTATTAAACTGTTTCATAAGATTAGTTTTTTACTGAAAGTATATTATAGCACAACTATCTTGATTTTTCAAGCAATAAATTTTATTTGTTCGTTTGATAACCAATCTTCTAGTGTGGCTACAAAGAATTGATATTCATTTACGTTAACGTAAACATAACGATAACTTTCTGTAGTAGGCATATCAGAAAATGCTACAAATGCTTTACTGCGATTAAACTTAAATATTAGTAGTGGCTTGCGATCTATTTGTTTGCCTTGACGTACTGCTTGTTCCCAAAAGTCTACTAATTGTGGGCTTTTGCTAGTTAACAGTTGACTGGTAAGGTGATCTTCTGCGTAGCCTTTTACTTCTACGCAGAAGATGTTAGCACAGTCAGGTACGTAAAGATCACCTTTTAGCTTATGTTTAGGGTCTAAACTACCGCTGCCAGGCACCCGCTCCCACTGTAGTTTAGTGTGTGCTCTAAGTACGTCACGAATTTGTGACTCTGTACGAGCGCCTTTAGCTCTGCTGTCAACCATATTACTCTAAATCAGTTTTATAGTTGTCCAAGATTACTTTAGTTTTTTTCTTGGTTGGCGCAGCTACAGGTTTTTCTTGTACTGCTTCTTGTTTAGGTGCTTCAATTGTGTGAATACTTTGCTCATCAACTGTATAAAGAATGCTACCCTCTGTTACTTCAAGAGTAGCAAACTCTGCATCAGTAAGTGTCATGCCAAGCCACACTTTAGTTCTGTGATTGTTTCTAATAACAGTGGCTGTAGCTCCTGCTATTCTTTCAATTTTTATTCTCATTGTTTAAGCCTCAATGTATGAAACGTTATTTTGTTTTACCACATACACTTTTTCTAATAGTGGATGAGTAAACCCATGGCTAACTAAAAAGGTATTTAAACTATCTTCTTTAATTAGTGTTTCAATTAATTTTTCTTTACCATCTACATCAAGTGCTTCAACAGTTTCGTCTAGTATCAGCAAATTGATTCTGCTATTACTAATAGACTGCATCAGTCTACGAATAGCTAAAAGTGTAGCTGCATTGACTCTGGCACGCTCACCACCACTAAGTGCCATTATATCAATGTCTTTTCCGTTATCAGTAATAATTACGTTTAATTTGTCTTTGTTACTAACTTGGAACATTAATTGAAATCTGCCATCACTTAGATCAACCAAGTACTGATTTGTTAGTTGTTCTAAGTCTTTTACTAAACTCTCAATCTTATAAGCAACTAATCCATTAGTGCTAAAAGTTTTGCCTAAAATACTAAGTGTGCCCATACGCTCACTTAGTTCATGAAGCGTACCAGCATTAGTTTCTAGTTCTTCATTAAACTCTAAAAGCTGTTTGCTGATAGTTTCAATTTTGGCATTATGATTTTGTGCAGTTTTATTATATTCTGCAACTTCTTTTAGTTTTGCACTGGCTTCTTTTTGCTTTTTGCGTGCTGCGGCTAACTGTTGTTCTAGTTCATTTTTATCATAGACTTGTGTGGGCAATGTAACATCAATTAGTCTATAATACTTTTCCCAGTTTTCTTGAGCAGTTGCGGCACTTGTATAAGCTTTTTCTTCAAGTTCTAGTGTTTTGATTAAGCTGCTAAGCTCTGCTAGTTTTGCATTGTGTTGTTCAACACTACGATTTTGTTCGTCTACTAACAGTTTTACTTTGTCATCATCAATGTTGCTTAAGCAAGTAGGGCATGTGCCATGCAATGCCTTCATCTTTTTAACAAATGCTGTAGCGGTTGCAATATCTTTGTTTATAACAGCAACTTCACTTCGATACTCTTGTAATACTGCGGCATTAGGCTTGGCTGGAACCGGCACTAATACAATTTGATTTTGCAGTTGCTTGTACAAGTTATTGTCGTTAATCTTTTTATTGTTAACGTCAATATCGGAAATTTGTTTGTCTAGTGTAGCAATTTCTGCAACAAGTTCGTCGTCTAACTCAGGCTCTTCTAGTAATGGTTTTTCAGTTAAATCAAAGTTTTCGTACTTGTTTAACCAACTGGTAATAGTGTTAACTTTAGCCTCAGCCGCAGCAATTTCTTTACCTAAGCCAACACTGATTTCTTTAAACAAATCACTTGCACGAGTATAAATATCTAAATCAAAAAAGTCCATTAAGAACTTTTTGCGATTAGCGTCTGTGGCAGTTAAAAACTCTAAACTGCTAGCATTACTTTGATAAACAATCTGTGCAAATGCTTTGTGGTCAATACCAATTAGTTCTTCAATGGTTTTATAAGTAGCAGTTGCAGTATGTGCACTAATATCTAGTTTTCCTCGAAACAGTTTAACAGTTTGTGTTGTTCCACGAACACTGCGAATAGTATAATCTACACCATCTTTTGCAAAGTCTAGTTCGATAGAGTAAGCTTTGTCTTGCACATAACGATTAAGAATATCTGACTTTTTAATACCTTTAGAATTCTTGTTAAATAAAACTTCTTCTAAGATTAATGCAATGCTGCTTTTGCCATGACCGTTTTTGCCTACTAATTGTGTTAGTGGCGAACTGTTAAAAGTAATAGAGTTATCTGCGCCATAACTAAAAGCATTAGACCAGCGCATCTGTTTTAATTCAATCATAGCTTTTGCAAATACTCTTGTAGTTCTTTTAGTCCGCCTAAGTGTGTGCCATTTACAAAAATTTGCGGCACTGTACGAGCATTAGGTATTTTTTGAAAAAACTGTTGTTTGGCTTCAGGCGAGCTATCTACTAGTACTTCTGTTACAGTGTAACCACGATTCTTTAGCAGTGCTTTACTCATTGTACACGCAGGACAGTTCTTTTGCGAGTAAATTTCAAATGTATAGTTTTGATTCATAGTTATTAAACTCTTGTATTACCGTGTCAATAGTTTCTGGTGGCAATTGAAGAATATAAGTTAAGTATTCACGAACTTCTTCTGCAAGCCCCATTTCACTGTCTAGTATCAGTGCAGTTTCTGTACTGCGTTTTACAACTTTTTTGTCGATTAAGTCAGTATCTTGCAGAGTTGATAGTTCTGCCAAGTCACCTTCCACCTCGTAAATTGTATGATGATAGTCAGTTTGTGGGGTTGCATCACCAACTTTTACAGATTTGCGAACCAGTTGCGGTAATTTGAGCTCAACCCACTCATGATCCAGTGTGTTAGTATCAAAGATAATAATGCCGGTAGAAACAACAGACCTGTGAAAACTAGTAGTGGCAGGACTACCAGGATAAAGAATATTAGCTTGACAATTTTCATAACTATGCAAGTCTCCTGCTAAAACTACCTGCCACTGCTGAAAACGTTCAACAGGTACTTCAGCTTTAACGTGTGGAGGTATATCGCCGCGAACATGTGTTAGTAACACAGGTGCACTAAACTGTGCAAAATCAGCGGTTTTTAGGTGATTGTAAGGCAGCACATCTACACGACCACTACAAATTGTTGTGGGTTCGTCTAAGATTTGTACTAGTGGGTTTAATCGGTTAGTAACTGTTTTTAAGTTTGACAAAAATGTTGTGTCTTTTTTCAACATTTCATGGTTGCCACTGTAAATGTACGTGGGTATTTGGCAACTACTAACAAACTCAAAGTAAACTTCTAGCTCTTGCATATTTGGCAGTTTGTCAAATATATCTCCACCAACTACCAATAAGTCACAACGAGCTTGTAGTTTTTCAATTTCTTGCCATAACAGTTTGTAACGGTTTAGTGCCCATTCTGCGGGAACATTCTTTTGTCCCAGTTTAATATGAACATCGGCTGTAAATAGTAATTTCATTTTTTGCAGGCAAGAAAGCCGCCTAGATTGTGGCACCTAGGCGGCTTTTGGTTATCCAAGCTCTTTAACAGCTTCGCGATCAGTACTAGTATCAGTTTCTTCCGTATCAGACTCTGTGGTGATCTTTTCCAAGAGTGCTAAGACTTCATCGGCTGAGGGTCGAGGAAACTTTTCGTCAATATTTTTTGCAGCGTCAGCAAGACTACGCTCATCATCACTAAGCGCACGGGCTTTGCAACGAAGAACTTGCAATTGATACTCTACGTTGAAAGGCAGAGGACCAGTCTTTACTCGCTTAAACACCACATCCCAACCAGAATCATAATCTGTAGGATCGCCCAAATCTTCTGCTGCAGTAACAATTTGCTCAAACAGCTTCTTTTTAAGATTAAGTGCTACTACTTTACCTTGTTTAACATCAATACAATTAACAGCATAGCTCCAATTGCATTTCAGATCAGGAAAATACTTGGGAACATGATCGGTTTCCAAGTTATCAAACTTTTCTTTTTCACGACTAAAAGCCAAACACTCAACAGGAATATCTTTGTTGTTAGTGCCCTTAAGCCAGTAAATATACCGTGGAAGAACACCGCCAATCAGTCGTACTACATTTTCGCCGTCTTTATATTCGTAAGACTCTACTTTGTTAGATTGTGCCTTGCCTTTGGTTTGTTTAAATGAGAGTGCCATTTACTTTTTTATCCTCGTACTTGAAGTGTAAGCGGTTATTTTTAATTGTTAATAAATTATTGTGCTTTATGTTTTGTATATTTATATCAGGCAAGAAACTTAAATCTAGATCTACTTTGCCGTATAATTTATACATAGCGTATGATCTTCTAGCAGCTAGTTTTATGTATTGTACTATATACAGTACGTCTGTTAATTTGTCGCTAAATAGATCATTGGGATTTACTAAAAAACTGTTACCATGTATACTTTGTTTTAGTGGCTTGTACTTTTGGCTTGCATTTTTA